CATGCAATAATTGTACAGGTCGAGTTGGCACATACGAGGGAATAAAAGTATTTAGTGATCCAAGTATGAAATATGGTGATGTTGAAATGAGATAAAAATTCATTTTATGGTGGACATATTATGAGAGTAAAAATTGGAAATAAAATTATATGGTTTAATATCGCCATTCAGCCTGGTGGAACCGATGATCACATTTATCTAGGCCATGCAAATGATAGAGAACATTATGTTATAGATTGTAAATCTACGAATATTGCAACCGCATTTTTAAACGATTTGTTGCAATATGGATTTGCTGACGTAAGTAATTATGCTGGCAATGTTTTTGATTACTCCAATGATATTGATTGGAGATGAAATGAGTTTTTGATGAGGAGAAAATATTTATGACAATCATTCCTTACATTAGATCTGGATGTCTAGACTCTAATACATTGCGACATTTTAGTACGATTAGAGAAGCCGTAGAGTGGGCATTTGATGATATGTATACGCAGCCAGATAATACAGATACCATTCAAAAAAGATTCCGCATTATTGACACAGAAGAAGATTTTACAGTTTCGTTTAGTAAGAAGTATGAGGAATATGATTAAAGTTATTGGAAGTGTGGATCAAGATTTGTTTGGAATGCATGTAATAGGAGAGATTGGTAATGGCTGAATATGTTAGCAGCGAAGTTAAGTATGTTAAAATTGGCGAATCTGTTGGAATGACTCCGCTTTCAAAATCAATTGCGACAGTGAAATTTGATGTAAGATCTCCTGGAGTATATAAGGTTGAGGTGCGACAAGATGGGTCATGGATTGCAGTTAGAGATTATTTATGTAAAAAGGAAAGAATAAATGAAATTTGAAATACCCAATAATTGTGGATCATGTTTAAGTGTGGAACGATTTGGAAACAAATATATTTGCGGAATGCCAGTATCTAAAGATAAAGAAATGCTTGATATTCGTTGTTTTGAAGTAGATTTAAATTCCAGACCAAATTGGTGTCCTAAGAATGATGTTATTAATGCTATCAATAATCTGTCTGAAGAAAACAAAATTTTGGTTGATAGAATGTGCGATGGATTTTCGGCAATGTTTGAACTGATAAATAATCAGAAGAATTTTCGATGAACAATTATGAAGAAAATTTTGATAACTAAGAATGGGAGTATCCCAGTTGGAGTCTATAACGTTGAAGCAGTTTATGAACATTGGAGTTGGGGGCATCACTGGTTTGATTTTCAGTTAAATGATGGAAGTAAATCAGTGGATTATCCAATACCAATATATCATTATTATATTGTTGCTGATAGAAATTAGATTTAATGAAAAAACGATATGGATATAATAACTTTTATAGAAGAATACTTAGGGATTGAATTACTCCTGTATCAAAAAGAATATCTTAAATGGTTATTAAATCAAGATGCAAAGCATACGTATTGGATTGCTTGTGCGCCAAAAACTGAAGACAGTTTAATTAGGGAGATAATGAAAAGATACTTACAGAAGAATTGAGACAAGAACAAGTAAAAATTGGGTATGATTCATTCACCTGGCTCAAAAATTTCAGTAAAAATAAAGACTATTAGTATCATCTTAAAAGTCTTGTTGACCTGATTAAAATAACCGAGATGGAGTTATCAATATACAAATATAAATACAAATATAGGAATTAGGTTTGATTGGAGGAGTAATTATGAATAACAAATTACCGCAACCGATAGATCCTACCGTATGGTTTAAGCCGAAAACGCAAGATGATATTCTGATTGAAGGCATCACAAGTGGAATTAAAGCTGCTGGGGTTCGTGGAGAAGATGTAACAATGCTGTTAATCGAAGCATTAAAGAATATAGGTAGAAAAGATTTGATTCCGCCATGTTGTCAGTAGGAAAGTTTATCTGAGTAGATTTCATTAAACAAAATTATGGAAGTAAAAATGATTAATATAGATAAATTAATTAATAAAGTAAAGTTTTATGCAAAGTTTAAAAAATGCCCATTCTGTAAACATTATATTCCAAGAATTAGTAAAAAATACTGTTATTGGTGTGGCCAAAAGATAGGGGAGGTAAGAAAAAAATGATATTCATGGCCGTGTGGATAATAGGTTCCTTGATTACTTATGTAATCATTGAAGCGGAGGAGCCTGACGCTGATGATGAAAAAGCATCAACAATGGCTGTATGTTTTTGCTTTTGGTGGCTTTTTTTGATTGTGTTTATTGGCGAGAAGGTATTTAAAATAGTATTTAAAGAACTATCAAAGGTTGGAGATTTTATTGGCGGATTTATTATTGGATTGTTTGGAAAAAGGAAATAAAAATGATATTACAGAAACATACAATAGATGAAGTACCACCTACAGATACAGAATTATTAATGGTTATTGATATTGGAGCGGCAAATGGATATAATCTTTGGACTGTGGGAACTTGGGATGAACGCGGCTGGTGTTGTCCTTTTGATGAAGTTGGATATACTGTTGTTGAATGGTATGAATTGCCGCCGCAATCAAAAGAAAGAATAAAAATAGAGCAAAAATTAAATTTGTTTTATGACAATTTGAGGAAACAGAACAATGAAAAATGAAAAAATGTGGGAAAATATAAGTTTACAAGAAACAATTAGGATGGCTTTTCCGCGGGGATGGGATAAAATAAGGTATTGGAGGCGAAAACCGCAGGCTTATACTTTAGAAAAGGCTCTTGAAACTTTACAAACAATGTTGGCTACACAAGATATTAATTTAATGATAGATTGGGCATATGGGAAATATAGTTTACCATCACCTGCGAGTGGATAATAATGAGAACTTTAGTCCAGAATATGCGGATATATTAATTTAGATATTCAAGGATAACTATGGAAAGGAAATTTAAAGATTATACAGGTCAAATTTGTGGATGTTGGAAAGTAATTGAAAGAGATTATTTTCCAACTTCTAGTTCGCATGAAACTTTTTGGAAATGCAAATGTTTAAATTGCGGAAACTAGAGTAGTGTAAGAAAAACTGATTTAGATAGAAAGCCAAAGTGTTGTAATAAATGTAAAAGTAATATAATGTCTAATCGTAATTATCTTATAAATATTGGAGATACTTTTGGATTATTAACGATATTAGATAAACCTCATATTGATAAAGGGAGTCATTCTTATGTAAAATGTCAATGCCAATGTGGAAAAATAATTAAAGTAAGAAAAGATCACCTTTTTCGAAAAGATAACCCTACGATCTCTTGTGGATGTGCTATTAAATCTGCAGGGGAAATTAAATTAGAACAAATTTGTCAAGAAAATAATTGGGATTATCAAATGGAATATAGGATTAAAGATTTTAATATTTTATCTCCTTTTGATTGTGCCATTTTTAAAGATAATAAATTAATTTGTTTAATTGAGTATGACGGGCAGCAACATTTTGAAGCGGTTAATTTATTTGGCGGAGAAAAGGCTTTCCAAGAACAACAACGACGTGATATAAAGAAAAATGAATGGTGTATAAAAAATAATGTTGTACTTTTAAGGATTCCATATACTGATTACGATATTTTAGATAAGGAGTACCTTTTTTCAAAAATCCCAGAATTGTAGTTAATTTAAAAATATTATTTTTTTTAATTTTGGAGAAAGTCTCGTTTCCTCGATTTGAAAATACTTTTGGAGAGAGTTTCGCTTTTTCGATTTAAAAAAAGGATTTGGAGAGAGTGTGCTGGTGGGCATTTTTGTTAAGCATTTAACAAAAATTTTTATCATAAAATATAGCCCCCACTAACATGGGTTGGTGCAGACTAACTCGCGTTAGACTAACCGAACGATACCCGTCCAACCCGCAAAAATTGGAATTATTAGAAATAGTCAAGTTGCACAAAAACAACATTGTTGTTTTGTGCAATATTTTTTTAAAAAAAGTTGACTTTTTTCCGGTTCTATGATATTATTTAATCATCAAAGAGAGATGCAAAAGAAAAGAAAAGGAGATAAAAAAATGAAGGTTTACAGAGTTTGGGTTGGATATGGAAAATGCAATAAATACGTTTGTTGTGATTATGTAGTAGAAAACGCCCTTGAACAGTATAAAACAGAAATCGTAAAAAAAATCAGAAATAAAGGTTGGAAAAAAGAAGTTAATTTTACCGTCTATGAAGATGATGAAATAGATGCAAACGGCAATTCTAGAATGAAAGCCTATACATTAGAAGGATTTCAGGAAATCAGAACAAAATAAAAAAAATAAAAAAGTGGTTGACAAACCGGACAACATCTGATATAATAAAATCATCAAAGGAAAGGAAGGTCAAGACAATGGCAAGACTGAGTAAGAAACATCTGAAAGAAGAAAACTACATAGAAGCATTAGGAATTGTATGTGAAAGAGTTATGAAGTTTAAAAGTTATGAAGGTCAGATGAACGAGAACGATAGAATATATGAAAAGCTTACTGAAATGGCTGATCGCTATGACGGAGAAGATGAAGAACAAGATTATTATGAAAATGTGGAAAGAATCTGGTCTGCCGTTTGTTGTGCAATTAATCACAGCTAAAGAGTTAACAAAAGTTAACTCTTTATTTTTTGTAAGTTGAATCAAATAAATAAAAAAACTTATTGACAAATAAAAATAAATATATTATAATTAAAATATCAAAAGAAAAAGGAGAAAATAAAAAATGACTAATAAAATCAATATTATTAAAAACTTCTTTATAATATTAATGCTTCTTGTTATTGCTTATTGGGTTATGCAGTTTGATACGTATTATACAAGACAAGCAAAAGTGATTGGAGTAAATGATACAATTATAACAGTACAAGACACTTGCAATAATGTTTGGCAATTCGAAGGAAACAACTATTGTATAGATGATCAAGTTATCTTGACAATGGATGCAAACCACACAGACTTTAATATCTATGATGACATGATAAAAAAAGTTAAAAAAGTTGTTGACAAATAAAAGTTTATCTGTTATAATTAAATCATCAAAAGAAAGGAAGGAAATAAAAAAATGACAAACCTTAAAGCATACATCACAATTAGGAAGAACCATAAAACTGAAAGAATGGTTGTAACACTTAATGAAGCCAAACAGATGCTGACAGCTAAACAGTATGAAAAACTTACAAGCTTTGAAGGACTCCATACAAGAAACATAACAGGATATGTAGCATAAAAGGATCTGAAAAGATCCTTTTTATATGGCATTAATTCTGTGCGCGGCGCGGTTGCGGTTGCCGCGCGCCGCTTTGATCCTTTAACGCGTTAAAGCAAAAAACTTTAGTGCGTTAAAGCGCTGCACTTTAACACGTTAAAGTCCTGAAATTTAGTACGTTAAAGTGTTATACTTCACCGCGTTAAAGTGCTACAGTTTAGTACATTAAAGCGCTGCACTTTAACGTGGTGAAGTATAACACTTTAACGCGGTGAAGTATTAAATCGTAGCTTCTTGTTAAAAAAATAACACACTTTAGTAATGTAAGACTTTACCGCGTTAAGGCGTCGATTGTTAAACTTTTAGCACACTTTAATACATTAAAGCATTAAAACACCAAAGTGTTAATATTTTAGCACACTTTAATACATTAAAATGTTAAAGGATTAAAGTGTTAAAAAGATAACATACTTTAACACATTAAAGTATTAAAATTTTTTATCAAAAAATAAAAATTAAAGTTTTAAAAATTTTGCACAAAAAACAACTTGATTTTTTGTGCATTTTTTTCTTTCATTTCTTCAGAAAACCGGTTGACAGATTTTAATCTATAGTTTATAATAAGGTTACAAGGTAAGGAAAACAAAAAAATAAAAAAAAGAAAGGAAATAAAAAAATGACAAATTATACAGTAGAAATCGAAAAAAGAGCAAAAAATCATAAGGTAACTAAAATGATCGTTACTTTAGAAGAAGCCGAAAAGCTTCTTACTAAAAAACAGTATGAAGATTTAATGGAAATGGGATACATGGCTCGGCCGACTATAACCGCAACATTAAAAAGGAACTGAAAAGTTCCTTTTTTATTTATTTTAGCAATCGAGCGCAAGGCACCCGTTTTCAGCAACTTGCACAATAAGACGATATTTTTTTAAAAATTTTTTGTGCAAAAATAAAATAAGTTTTTTCCTAAAAAACAGTTGACATTTTTCCGACCATCTGTTATAATTAAATCATCAAAAGAAAGGAGATACAAAAAAAATGACAAACTTTTTCGAAATGGAAATCATGGGAGCAACGTTAGAGGATTTAATGAAAGAAGCCGGAGTTGATATGGAAGAGTTGGAAGAGGATTAAAAAACCTCTTCCAAAAAACAAAAAAAAAGTAGTTGACAAAGTAAATTTTATCTGATATAATTAAATCATCAAAAAGAAAAAGACTTCCTTAGTCAAATGGTAAGACGCTATATAAATAGAAATAAAGGTTCAAATCCTTTAGGAAGTAAGGCGGTGTTTTAGCGAGGAACAGGGTTCCACCAAGAGATTTTGTAAAACTTATAATAAGTGGTACTTAATCTAATCAAAGAACTTGCTCTCGAGGGGTGAGAGGCCCCCACTAAAAAAATTAAAAAAAGTAGTTGACAAACCGGGCAACATCTGATATAATTAAATCATCAAAGGAAAGGAGATTTAAAAAATGAAAAAGGAAATGCGTAAATATTGGGAAGTAGGTTATAAATTTGTTGTAGGTTCTTATTATGGAGACTCTGAATTAGAAGAGTGGGAAGAAGTAGAAGAAGAGATAGAAGTAGTAGAAGAAGATGAATGGTTAGAATTAGAAATAACCGTAGATGATGAAAAGAAAACTGTTTACATGTTTGAACAAAACTATGATTAAAGAGCCGAAAGGCTCTTTTTATTGCGCCGGGGCGCCTGCGATGGGGCAGGCGCCGAAATTCCATTATACCACATGAGCCAGATTCTTGTCAAGAGAAAATGTGTACAAATATTCAGTCAAAAAAATCCCGAAATTAGTGCAATATTTCATCAAATAGCTGTTGACTTCCGGGCCGACCTATGCTATAATAACATCATCAAGAGAGAGGAGAACAACCACCATGACGAATACAGCACTGTTTGAGAGACTGATTAACCGCTATAATGAATTAGCTTACACCCATAATTACATTTATGGGTTCTACTTCCAGAACATGGTTTATATGGTGGAGACAACGGCGGAAACCATGCCTTATATCTTAAAACTTGACAAGGCAAGTCGTGGGGCTGGATATAGTTTAAGATTTTGTCCGACTAAAGAACAAAAAATTTTCTTACTTGCTAAAGGTGCAAAAGTTCTCTGTTCTAAAGAGTTTTTTGAAACAAGTGTAAAGGAAAGCAAGTATAATAAAGGCGAAATTTTCGAAAAGATGGTAACAGAATTTTACGGTCAGGAATGGACAAAAGACAACATCCCATTTACAGAAGATGGAGACTTGACAACAAACGGCATTGCTTATCAGATTAAATTTGAAAAAGCCACATTCACAAATGAAAAAACACTTGCTAGGATGTAAAAAATCCTAGCAAGTTTCAAAAAAACCATTGACAAATAAAATAAAATTTGTTATAATAATTATACAAAAAGAAAAGGGGGATTTTTAAATGGCATTAGATAAAGCAATTTTGTATAAGAAAGAGCATAGAAAACCCTATACAGGAAGCAAAGCCATTGATAAAACTTGCCGAAATCATGGCGGGTGCCCATGGTGTGAGGAAAACAGAAAATATAAATATATAAAAAAATCTGAAAAAACCCTTGACAGATTAAAAGAATGGTGCTATAATTAAATCATCAAAAGAGAGGGGGAATAAAAAATGACAGCAACAACAATCTTCTTCGATATGGATGGAACAATCGCTGACCTTTATGGAGTGGACGGATGGCTGAATGATATTATCAACAGAGACGTAAGACCATATAGAGAAGCTAAAGCACTTGTAAATCTTCAAGCACTGGCAAGAGTTCTTAACAGACTTCAGAAAAACGGTTATAAACTTGGTGTTATCAGTTGGCTCGCAAAAAACAGCACTGAAGATTATGATAAAAAAGTCACCGCAACAAAAAAAGAATGGTTAGCTAAACATCTTGCAAGCGTTGTATTTGATGAAATCATCATAGCAGAATACGGAACCGCAAAACACAATTTCATTCATACTGAAAGAGATATCCTCTTCGATGATGAAAAGCCGAACCGTGAAAACTGGACTGGTAAAGCCTATGATGTAACCGCAATAATTGAAACTCTCAAGGGGATGTAAAAAATCTCCTTGACAAAACCAATTAAATATATTATAATTCTATTATCAAAAGAAAAAGGAGATTTAAAAATGAGAAAAGTTAATTATCAGGCAAGAAAAAATGATGGTACTGTATTTTTTACAACTTGCTATAAAGAAGCAACTCAGGACGCACGGATTGAAAGAACTTTTTTTACTCCTGTTGAAGAGATAACCGAAAGAGAAAAGGCGCGGATGCGGGAACACGTTCAGAAAATTCGTGAAATCAGAGAAAAAAGAGGCTTTTAACCTCTTTTTTTATTTTTAATTTTAATATGGAAAGTGGCCGGGGCGCGAGCCTCCGACTCGCGCCGAAAATTCTATTATATCATACTCTCAAACTTTTTGTCAAGTAAAAATTGCCTCGAAAAATAAACAAAAATTATCCCAAAATTTTGTACAACATTACCACTTGTATTTTTTATATAATCTGCTATAATAATAATTGTCAATGAGATGACAGAGATGAAGTTCCTGAGAGTAAGAAAGAGAAGAGAAAGAAAACTTTTTCAGCGCGCGCCTCTTTTGCTTTCCACTTCCCCAACAAATAAAAATCTTGAAAAAACCTCTTGACAAACAACTAAATAAGTGCTATAATAAAATTACAAAAACAAAAAAGCTTATTTCAGAAAGGAAGTATGTATTATGACAAATATGACCTATGCTATGGCTCTTGAAACCGCTATCAATTTTCTGAATGAAAACATTCAGTATGGGGATGATTTCTCTACTACTGTTGAAAAACTGGAAGCCCTTAAGGTTCAGCTTGCAAAACGCAATAAGGGTGAACGCAAGCCTACCAAAATACAGATTGAGAATGACGTTTTCAAGGCTGTCATTGTAGAATATCTGACTGAGGTTGACACCTCTAAAACTATTAAAGAGCTTCAGGCAGAAATCCCTGACCTTGCCAATCTGACTAATCAGCGTATTGCTCACATGCTTACGGATTTGGTTAATGCTAAGACTCTTACTAAAGAATATATTAAAAAGACCCCTTATTATTCTATCGCCGCTTGAGCGGTTGCCCATTCGGGGCAGTTACCTCACAAGGGTGGCTTGCCCCTTTGAGCGCGCCCGGGCTGATTGTTAAAAAAATAACTTTTGATTTAAACATTGACAAAATTTATTAGATGTGTTATACTTAGTTCATCAAATGAAAGAGAGGAAATAACATGGATTACGAAAAAGCTTTAGAAATCTTAATTGAACTGATGATTAAGAATAAAGATGTTCTACTGAGATTGAAAGAAGGGGAATAAAAAATGGATAAAGAAAAACTGATTGCAAGGATTATGAAAGAATGTGAACAGGATGGCGAGCCTGTCACGAGAGAAGAAGCCGAGGAAATGGCTGAAATGGAAATCAAAGCGAATGGTATCAAGCACTATGAAAAATCCGATAAACCGAGAAAAGCAACCAAGAAAGAACGCAAAATAGACGCCACCAAAAAGCGGCTGCTGATGGATTGTAAGGTACTTCTTGAGGGTCTGGGTGCTAAAATCCTCGGAGTAAAAACTGAAACGGAAGTCACCTTTACTTTTGAGGGCGAGGAGTATAGCTTGAAACTGATTAAGCATCGCCCCAAGAAAAACTAAAAAAGGGGTTGACAAAATTAACTCCCTTTGCTATAATAAAATTATCAAAAGAAAGGAAGATAAAATATGATAGAAAAAATCATTGATCAGCTTACAGATTGTTCAGATCAGGAGTTAGACATTGTTGCAAAAAAAGCCTACGCAATCAGAGAAGAAAGGCGTAATATTAAAATTAAAGAATTAGAGGAGAATTTTTTTAAAGCGTGGAAAGAATTGGAAAAAATGGGAGTCGATATTTATTATAATGATGAAATTCTTGATTATGATAATATTGAGTATGATTGATTTTTAAAAGAGCCTTTTGGCTCTTTTTTTATTGTTTATGGCGGGCCGCGATCCTCCGGGTCGCGGCGAAATTTCCATTATACCACATCGCCGCACTTTTTGTCAAGCAAAATCTGCAAAAAAACTATACAAAATTATTTCCCAAAATTAGTGCAAAATTACATCTTGATTTTTTAAAAAACATATATTATAATATATTTACAAGGTAGGGAAAGAGGAAATAAAAAAACTTAAAAAGTTTTAAAAAAACCTCTTGACAAACCAAAAAGCATCTGTTATAATAAGTACATAAGATAAAGGAAGGGGCAACAAAGTTGAATAATGGGTGGTCTGCCGAGCCAAGCGCCGTTGGGTCACTTGAAAGAACGGATAGCCAATTCAAAAAAATCTTAAAAAACTTATTGACAAATAAAAAATCTTATGGTATAATAAATACATAAGATAAAGAAAGGAAATGATAATTATGAGAGACCCGCCGTAACTCCTTTGGCTGAGTAGGAATGCCATTGAGTAATTTGTGAGAATAAAAAAATAAAAAAACTGTTGACAAATTCGGGCGACTGTGATACAATGAGATTACAGTTAAGGAAGGAGATAGATAAGCCCATGAACAGACTTAGAGAAAAAGCGCAAGCCACAGCGCAATGACAGAAAAAGGTGGTAGGGTTAGATACGCGGACGCGGACAGAGTGAGAAAAGACGGTGGGATTGGCCACCCACCGCCACCCGAAAGAAAAATAAAAAAAGACTTGACAACTGAATAAGGAACTGTTATAATAAGTATGTAAGATAAAGAAAGGCAATAAGCCAATTCAAGAAAGGACGTGTCAATATGACTAAGAAAGAAATGTTTGCTGAAATTCGTAAAGTTGTTGCTGATAATGAAGAGATGGTGGCTTTCATCGACCATGAGATCGACCTTCTGGAAAAGAAGCGTACTGGAACTCGCAAGCCTACCAAGACGCAGGTTGAGAATGAAGCTTTCAAAGCTGATATCCTCGCGGCTCTGGCTGAGGTGGATGCTCCTGTGAACATCAAGGAACTCTGTGCGGTCTGTGCTCCTATTGCTGGCCTGACTAATCAGCGTGTAACTCACATGCTGACTGACCTTCGCAAGGATGGAAAAGTCGCTCGTACCTATGTGAAAAAGGTTGCTTATTTTGCTCTTGGCAACGAGAATGAGGAAGAGTAACTCTTCCTCAGACTCCCCAAAAAAGAAACGCTTCGCCAGAAATGGCGGGGCGTTTTTGCGCGCAAAAACGCCGAAATTCCATTTTACCACATGTTGCACCTTTTTGTCAAGTAAAAAAGCAAACAAAATTTCAACTTATAAATTCCCAAAATTAGTATAATATTACTATATTGACTTTTTTAAAAATTTTTATTATAATATATATACAAGGTAAGGGAAGTCAAAGAAGTCAAAACAAAAAAATTTAAAAAATTTAAAAAAAGTTCTTGACAAAACAAAAGCCTTGTGATATAATAAAGATGTAAGATAAATAAAGGAAGAAGTTATCACTACACTTTATGAATTTCGGGAGCGACTCACTGCGGTGATAGGCAGTTCGATTTGAAAGCACGATTCTTACATCTGTCAAGAAATAAAAAATAAAAAAAGTTCTTGACAAAACAAAAACCTTGTGTTATAATAACAATGTCAAGGGGGAAATGAAAACCGCAAGCGCAAGGCGGTATATAAATTCACTCCTTAGGGTAACAAGTAGCGAAGAATGAGAATTAGTAGCGATAGTAAAAACCCCACAAGATTTTCTCAAAATTTTTTCAAAAACCCCCTTGACAAATCTTTAAAAATTTGCTATAATAACAATGTAAGGTAAAGAAAAACAAATCAATCAAAAGAAAAGAGGTAATGTACTATGACTAAGAAAGAAATGTTTGCTGAAATCCGCAACGTAGTAGCTGACAACGAGGAAATGGTGGCATTCATTGATCACGAGATTGATCTGCTGAACCGTAAAGCAACTTCTCCCAAGAAGCCTACAAAGACTCAGATTGAAAATGATAGCTTTAAGGCTGAGATCGTAGCCTATCTCACTGAGGTTGATATGCCTAAGACCATCAAGGAACTTCAGGCAGAGATCGCTTCTCTTCAGGGTCTGACCAATCAGCGCATCACTCACATGCTGACTGATCTTGTCAACGCTAAAACCTTGAAAAAAGAGTATGTAAAAAAGACTCCCTACTTTGCGGTAGCCTGATCTGTGGGGGATAAAATCCCCCACAAAAAAGCTTGACAGTTCTAGCAAGGAATGCTATAATAAATTTATCAAAAGAAAAGAGGTATTTTTTATGAATTACAATTTTAATGGAAAAAACATCCGCATTCCTGATGCTGAAATCAACAAAAGCATGAAACTGCTGGAACTGTCAAAAGAAGAAGCTATTCAGATGTGGCTGGAAGATGAAGGCTATCTTGAAAATGAGGTCGTGAAAGAGCTGACCGCAAAAGCCAAAGTCAACAAAGTAAGTCATGAAGCTAAAACAGAAAAGCCCAGGAAAACCGTCAAAAGAGAGAGAAAACCTGACGAAGAAAAGGAAAATTTGATCAAAATTCTGGCGGATTGCTTAAAAAATGCGGGCTTCACCGCGGAAATCACCAATAAAAGCAAGATTATTGAGTTTAATGTTGGTGAAAATCACTATAAACTGGATTTAATTAAACAGAGAAACACTAAAAAATAATAATTTTAGCTGATTTTTCATCAAAAAGACGAAAAATCAGCTATTTTTTTATATTTTTTTACTTGACAAAGCTAAAAAAGTGTGATATAATGGCGGCCGGTGCACGATCGCACCGGCCCAGTTTTCCTGTCAATAGGTAAAATGCACAAATTTTTTATCAAAAATTTGTATAAAATTAATAGTTGACATTTTCCCAAAACTCTATTATAATAGACTTATCAAAAGAAAGGAATATAAAATAAAATGAATATGAACGTACTTGTAATTGACACTGAAACCGCAAACTCTGTAGAACAGCCGCTCCCCTATGATGTAGGTTATGCTATTGTTAATACTGAAACTGGTGAAATCCTCACAGAAAAATCTTTCGTTGTTGCGGAAATCTTTTTAGATAAAGAACTCATGAGCGGTGCTTATTTTGCTGAAAAAATCCCTCAGTATTGGGATGATTTAAAGGCAGGCAAGCGTGTTATGAAATCAATTTGTAACATCCGTAAAGAAATCCGTGCCGATATGAAAAAATATAATGTGAACAAGGTCGGCGCTTACAACATGGGATTTGATAACAGAGCGACAAGAAATGACATCAGATACATTAGCGGTTCACTGATTAAATGGTTTTTCCCTTATGGGACAGAGTTTTTCTGTATTTGGAATATGGCCTGTACTTCAATTTTAAGCACTAAAAGTTATATTCTTTTTGCACTTAAAAATGGTTTTGTTTCTGAATGTAATAATATTCAGACAAGTGCGGAAATTGCTTATAGATTTCTGAAAAATGAAGTAGATTTTCTTGAAAATCATACTGGGTTAGAAGATGTCAAAATTGAAATAGAGATTATGTTGGCGGTTCTTCGGTCTGGTCTGGAATATAAAGATAATATCTATTCCGCTTGTTGGCAGATTGTACAGAGAAAAAGAAAAGAGGTTTGCGGAGACTAACTCCTCTGCAGGCCCGGGCGAAAAAAATAAAAAAAAAGTGTTGACAATTATAAAAAGATTTGTTATAATAAAATCATCAAAAGAAAGGAAAATAAAATAATGGATGAAATCATGAGAGAACTCGCTATGAGTATTGCAGAAACCAAAAGAGATGAAATCACAGCTGTTTTTAAGGATTATAAAGAATACATGGATGTAACCGATATTGCTTATCTTATTGACAAAGCTTTTCATGATATGATTTGGAATATTGAAAGAGATGCGGAGGATAAATAAAAATGTGGGAAGAAAATGCTAAAATAGTAGAACAGTTGTTTGGCAGTTATGTAGACTGGAAAGAAGACAGATTTTATCTTTGTCCAGATTGTGGAGAGCCTATTTATGAATGTGACTGGACAGATGAAGAACTTAAAGAAATGATTTGCCCTGTTTGCGGATTTTCCGAAGAGGAGGATTTTTAATGAATTGGGAAGAAAAAATTAAAGAAGGATTAGAGCTAATAAAAGAAGGTTGTGCCGATCAAGATAGCTGGAACAAATGTTATAAATGTCCTTTTTATGACTATTGTACCACTCTTGAAGAAAATGGTGCTGCTGTTCCTAGCGAATGGGAATTTTAAAAAGTAAGGCGGAAACGCCTTATTTTTTTATAACTATAATTAGGTTAATCTAACTATAGTTAGTTAGGGCTCTCTCCGGGCCGCGGGCCTCCGCCCAGGCCCGCTTCCCCGATTCTCATGCCATATGGGCTTTTTTTCCAGAACCTTGGCTCATATGGCTCCATCTCCTAGATTCCCAAAATTAGATATATGGTCTCCATACTTAAAATTTTTTGCGGGCAGCAGGACCAGTCCCGTCACTCCGCTCCTCATATGGCCGCATCCCCCAGATTTTTTTCTTGAAATTTTTAAAAATTTTTGTTATAATTAAAAAAACAAAAATTTCAAAACGCGCAAACTTGACTTTTTAAAAAATTTTTGTTATAATATAATTATAAAAATAAAGGAGTGAAAAATTTATGGATTTATATGAAGCTTTAAAATCAGGAAAAACAGAAAAGGATTTATTAGAAGATTTTAAAAAGCAATTAAATTCTGCGAGTGAACGAATTGCAGAAGAAAAAGAAGCAAAAGTAAATGAAGCTTATTTAGATGCTTGCCGTAATGATCTTGTTGCTGCAGTTCTTATCTATGTTCAGGCCTTCCTTGGAGAAGAATGCGATGAAATTAATACAGATAGTATTAAAGATATCTTAATCAATTGTGAAAAAGAAATGAAAGAAACTTTAAAAGCTTCTAAAAAATTAGATGAAATTTTGACAAAAGTAAAGAAAGAAAATAAAGAGCCTTTTAGAGTTACTTTTTCTACTCGCATGACTGATAAAGATCAAGATATCATTAATAAATTTCTTGATAGTTTAAAATAAAAATATTTATATATAATAATTAAATATAGAAATTATAGCCTGGGATTGCTTCCAGGCTATTTGTGGTGAATGTAAACGGTCGCTTTATCGCTTCAAATAGCAACTTAGGGATTGGTCTCGCGCAGCACACACTCACAATTTTAACAATTTTTAACAATTTCAATATTTTATTTTTTAATAACTCTTAATATTTTTTTAATAATTCTTAATATTTTAACTATTATTTTTAATAATTCATATGCTTTTTCAACCCCATCCGCTCAATTCTTAATAATCTAATCTATACACCTTCAACAATTCATCCTTTATATTGCATTAATAATTTTATACTTATATTATCTATATAATAATTTATTTCCTATAATTATTTATTATACTTCACACACCCTTCATTATCCTCTTCCTACTCCTTCTCACTTCCAACAATATCCTCCATATTAACTTCCTTCTTCCCCTCTTCTCCTTCTATCACCATCAAAATCTATACATCCATCATTTCAACTCCTTATACTCTTCAATATCTCTAATATTATTAACTATACTAAAATCTTCCCTAAACCAATCCAAACTACTATAACTTAAATATTTCTCTTCTCCAACATCACTCACTAAAAACAATAGAAATCCGCCATCAATAAACCTCACCTTATCAATAGCATAAGGTCTATTATCCTCAACTCCTAACTTATTACCTTTCCTCTTGGCTTGTATAAATTGCGGCATTCTTTTTCCTTTCAAAATTTTAAAATGAATTTAATGAAAGTTCCTTCGAAACTTTTATTTCTTCAATAGAAGAAACTTAATTACCCCATATGAAGCGGTTATCCCCCATTTTTCATTTCATTATTCCCCTACTTTTCGTTTCATTTATTTAGATTATGCGGGATTTTAATTAACTTCCCCTATCTCCTCTTCATACCTGCCCCTTATTTTTATTTCATTTTATTTTAAATGCGGTTTCTCTATTCAAAAGCAAACGAATAATCGTAGTTGGTTATATTTCCCCACCCACCGCCAAATCCATGCATTTGGTCTGGCGAAGCCAGACCAAATATATCTTTTATTATTTTCCCAATTTTTAATAAAGCCACTAATTTTAGATAAATTGGTAAAGATTATATATATATTATTATCTTTACCAAAGTTGCCAATTTCAGTGGCTTTATTAAATTTTAGTAAATTAATTTAAGAGTCCTCGCCACTTTTCAAATTAATTTATAAAAGCATTAAGATCAACCTTCATACCTTCACATAAAAAATATGATCCTGCCCTACTTGTTTTAAAAGCATCATTTGATTCTAATAACCTTTTTACATCTCTAATCTGTTTATAACTTAATCCTGTCATATTAGAAATTTCCGCATATGTAAAAGGTTGATTTTCATAACAGATTCTAATTGCTTCCCATACTTTCACTAATTGCGGAATCTTATTAAAATTCTTATGATTTTCATCTGCAATCCGCCGACTTTCTCTTAACATATCAATTTTTACAGGATATTTATTTTCTAAATGACTTCTTAAATAAATAATAATATAATCTCCATCTTCATCATATCCAATACACTCTTTTTCAACTAAAAAATCTAAAACTTTATTTAAAATCTAAATATTTTTTTTATTATCTTTAATTCCAATATATTTTAATAAATCTTCCCTCTTCCCCCTAAAAGCTCCAAAAGGAGATGCGGCAACTGCTAAAAATATATAAAATTCATATTCTTCATAACTTAAACTTTCTAAAGTAATAAATATATCTTTTGTTTCTTGATAAATAGTTAAAGCCCTTGTATCTTCAATTATTTGATAACGAACTCCATCTTTCGTTACACATTTAATTAAATCAATATTATATTTCTTTTTAATTGCTTCTGCCGTTCTTTTAAAGTTCTTCTTAATACTATTCTAACTATATCCAAACATTTCTACAATTTCTTCAATAGTCATTAACTCTTTTATATCCATGCGGCGACCTCCGTTATAATACCCGCTTAAACGAGTTCTGTGCTTCTTCCATCTCAATCATCACAGGGTCTCTAAATTTTCCATTTTCAATATCAGGAACTTGATCAACTGCCTCTCTAATATAAGAAATACAATTTTCCAATCTTTTTTATCGCAGTATCCGCATCATCAATAGAAAAAAGGCAATTTTTATCCATCAAAAGTAATCCTGCAGCGCCCTTATCTTCTAAAATATCCGCAATTATTTCTGCGGTCTGCCGCACCGCAGCTAAATTCACCATTGGAGCTCCATATTCATCTGTTTTAACATAAAACAATAATACATCTCCAGCTTTTGGACTTAATTTTTGAATACTTGAAATAATTTCATTTTGATCAGTCATTATAGATGTCATCTTCTCCGTCATCATTGCCATAATTCCCTTCCCCATTATTTAGCGTTTCATCATCTTCTCCCCAATTTTGCCTAAACATTGCTTCAAGATTATCTACCGCTTTTCCCGCCGCAGATTTCAAAGTCTTTTTATATCCAGGAATTGTTTTCATCATTTTTCGTCTTTCCGCCCTATTCATTTTAAATCATCTCCCCAACAATACTACTCAATTGCATTTTTAAACTAATTATATGACTTGTCTTTTGTTTCAATCAATATTTTTAATTCTTTTACTTTTTCTTCGATTTGATTTACTCTATAATTAACAACTTCTGTCCAAAAAATTTCGCAAATAATAAATATAATTAATATCAATGTTATAGTTTCCATACTAAAATTATGCGGGGGAGCCGTTATTATCTTCTTTAGACTAGTCCTCCGCACTTTCCTCCTTTTCTTCATACTTTATTGCATCTACAATATTAATTCTTTTTTTGGGATACAATTCATCAGTAAATGGTCTTTGCAATGTGCGTTGTTGCCCTCTCCGCCATAGCACCCCGCACATTCCATTCTAATCTATTCCAACTACTTCAGATTTTATACAAAATTCATCCTTATAATAAGGACATTGATTAACTTTACATTTAATAATCATTCATTCTCTTCTTTTGGCGGATTAGTATTTAAAATTTTCTTTGCTTCTTTCACTTTATCAATTAATACACCAAAAGAAACATTTCCTTCATCATCTGAAAATGCGGCAACCCCCGCCACAGAATCAATTTGACTAGCTAACTTCTGCGCTGCAGCTTCAGTTTTTTCTTCGCCATGTGGAAATACAACAGCAAAAAGTTCATTTTCCAGCATTTTTCTTGCATATTCTAATTCTTTCTGATTATTCATATTTAAACACTCCTTTTATATTATATATCTATTATACAATATTTTTTTTGTTTTGTCAATCCTTATCTCTACTTTTTATTTTCTTCTATTGATTTTTAAAAAATGTTATAATATAATAAATATATAAATAAAAAAGAAAGGAAAATAATCATGTTAAAAGGAATAAATGAAATTAATGTTCTTATAAATGAATTTCTTGAACCTTTTGATTTAACCGCAGAATTAGGTACTGATTTTGATTATTGTTTCCTTGAAAATAAAATTCACTATGCTCTTGTTGTTGGAGATATTTCTTCTAAATTATTTATAGAAAATGCGGAAGCTCGTTTTCCCGAAGCTCATGCAGATATATTTCTGTGGAGTCTTTTACATGAAATCGGACATAGCGAAACTCTTGATGATTTAGAAGATGACGTTGAAGAACTTTGCATGGAAATCAAAAGAGGAATAAATGAGCATACAGATTGGTCTATTGAACATCGTCATATGATTTACTTTAACTGTCCTGATGAATATGCGGCAACAGATTGGGCAGGCGAATATATTATAACTCACAATAACGAACTTACAATCTTTTGGAATAAATTGCAGAAAGCTATTAATAATTTTTATGAGTTAAATGGAGTAAAATAATATGACGTGGACGATTGAAAAAATTACTGAATTATGTATTGAATATTGCGGAAGAGCAGATGTGAAGTTTAATTCACCAGTGATTATTAATAGCAGGTTAACTCGTACTCTTGGTAGATGTTTTTATCAGTGCAATGGAACCATATGGAATCCTATAAAAATTGAAATCTCAAAACAGCTTCTTGAGACTTCAACAGACGAATCTATCATTGCGGTTATTGCACATGAATGCGCTCACTATGTAACTTGTGCATTGACACATACTAAACATGGTCATGATTCTACTTTTCGTTTCTATTGCGAAAAAATTGGAACAAATAACAGTATGACTTGTTATGATAATCTTAAACGCACAAAGTCCAATGAAGAAATATATAAATATACCATATATTGTTCTAAATGCGGCAAATTTGTAGGCGGAAAATCTAGAGCTTGTAATGTTACAAAAAACCCGCAAGGTTATTTTTCAAATTGTTGCGATGCAGATATAAAAATAATTCAAAATTGGTAAATAATATTGATTTTTTAAAAAATATATTATATAATATATTTATAAAATAAAGGAGGATTTTGTTATGAAAACATTCTCAACTGTTGAAGCGGCAGTCCTTTTAGTTGTTGAAAATTTTGAAGTAAATCAGATTGTTTGTGACACTAATTGTATTCGTAACAGAATTCTTACTTGGTATGAGCATTCTGATGTAACGGATCCTGAAGTTCTTGCGGCCTGTGTTCTTGAAGGTAAGGATTGGTATCCAGGCGCAACATACGAAGATATGCTTAATGCAAAGGAATGGTGGTTTCCAAAAAACCCGTATGATGAAATTTCTATTTGGGAAATTGAAGAAGCTCAGAATGATATAAAATGGTGGTAAAAATAAAGCTGCGGATCCGCAGCTTTATTTTTTTTAAAAATTATTATATAATATATACATAAGATAAAGAAAGGAATGGTGATTAAATATGGAAAAATTCTTTGTTGCTGATTCTTATAAGCATATGAATATTATTGGAGAGCCTTTTGAAAATGAAAAAGGTAAAAAGGTTGTAAAAGTAAAATGTAAATGTGATCGTTGTGGCGGCCATGGAATTATTGCAGCAAGGGTAGAAAATGGCCATATTATTCCTATTCCTGTTGATGGCGGAGTATGTTATAAATGTCTTGGAAGTGGTGTTGAAGAAAAGGTTGTTCGAGCTTATACAGAAAAAGAGTATAATGCTCTTCAGAAAGCAAAAGAAAGAGCTAGTGAAAAAAGAAAAGAGGCAGCCGCGACAAAAGAAAAAGAAGCAATTGAAAATGCAGATAAATATAAACATGAAGTTGCAATGAAGCTTGGTTTCGGAGAAGATGAAAAAGCCTATCTTGTTTATGGTGATGATATTTTTGCTATAAAAGATAAACTTAAAGAGATGGGTGCTCGTTTCGATCCTACTTTAAAATGGTTCTTTTCTAAAAAAGTTGAACTGCCTGAAGGTTATAAGCTTTGTGAGATGAATTTTGATGAGCTTTATGATTATAATCCTCGTCTTAAATGGGCACAGTTTAAAGAAGATGCAAAAAATATTGTGACGCGGCGGATGATTGAATTAAAAGGCCCGTCCACTTCGGAATATTATCCTGGGATTGAGAAAGAGCGGATCCGCAATATTACTGCCAAGGTAGACAGCATCCGCGGTTTTGAAGGTATGTATGGATATACTTCTGTATATACTTTTACCTCTGGAAACTATGTTTTTGTTTGGATGACTTCTAAATACATGCCTAATCTTGCAGTTGGAGATACTGTTGATTTAACTGGAACCATTAAAAAATTTGATGAATATATGGGAGTTTCTCAGACACATTTAACTAGATGTATTGTAAAAAAAGTGGGGGAATAATATATGTTTTTTAATTGGGGAGTAGAGTTGGCACAGTGGAATGTGGAACGCTATGAGCGTAAAATGGATAAGGCCGAATTAAAATATATTATTCAGTCTATTAAATCCGCTTCAAAACAGGGATATACTGCAATAAAATGGCGGGGAGAAATCAGAAAAATGAATGTCCGCGAATTAAAAGAACTTGGATATGATGTTTATCATACTTCCTATTGTATATATGAAATTAGTTGGTAAAACAGACGGGGAGATAAAATCTCCCCGTTGATTTTTTTATAAAAACATGATATAATATTTTTATAAAATATATAAGATGGAGATAATTATAATGATTTTTAATTCTAAAATAGTAGATGAATTTTTAGAATCAATTTTCCCATTACCCAATAAATTTGGTCTTATGCTTTGTGAAGATGGAGAAAGCAATCCTGTTGATTTTTTTGCTTTTGAAGATGCCGTTTATTCTGTTGATTATAATGCGACAGTAAGATTTGGAATGTCTAAAATTGTAATTATATCTCCTAAACTAAATAATATTGTAATAAAAATTCCTTTTAATGGTTATTTTATTGAAACAGATGAGGGAGATTTAAATTGGTATGATTTTTGTTGGGCTTCTGGATCAGATTGTAGTGATTATTGTTTAGCTGAATATGAAAAATATGATAAATTAAGAACTTATGAATTAGATTGTTTTGTCGCAAAAACTATATATTATAAAACAATAGATGGAGTTAGAATTTTTTTACAAGAAAAAGTGATTCCAGAAAATGACATGTGTTTTAATCAAACCGCTTCTGCGAGATCAAGAGACCTTGCAAAAAAATGGTATAAAGAAAGAAAATTTGATATTGATCCAGAATGGATTGCAAATTGTCTTGATAAATATGGAAAATCAAAAGTAGAGCGTTTTCTTCATTATTGTTCTAATATAGATTTAGATATTTTAGAAGATATACATTCTGGCAATTTTGGCTATAGAAATGATGAAACGCCATGTATCCTTGATTATTCTAATTTTGAAGATTAATTATTTGTTTTTTATAAAAAAATTTGATAATATATAATTAAGAAAGGAAGGTAAAAAAAATGAGTAGAAGCCCATTTTTCTTTGTTGAACGGCCTGACCGTAATACTGGTAAATATGAATTACAGCACCCGATTGTGTGGAATTATAATCATACAAAGCAGGAACCCGCAGATTTATTTCCTTATAATGGATGCCATGATCTTTTCTCTATTGTAGAAAATAATGGTACTGGTAATGATTTTCCAACTATGAGGGGTATTCATAGCGGTCTGCCTAAAAATGTGGCTGTGGAAATTAAAGAAGCCTATGATCACTGTTGTTATGAAATTGAATATGAAGGAGAAAAGCGTCTTTATACCCCAACAGTACGTTGGTTTAGTTATGCAGATATGTATATTTACTGTCTTGAACATCCAGAAGTAGTAGATTACGAAGCCATGGATGAGGCTTATTATAATGGGGAAGAAGAAAACCCGCCTAAGAAAATTATGATGCCTACTCCATTAAAGCGTCTTATGCATCGTGTTGATGCATTTCTTGAGGTTATGGATGGATGGGATTGGAGAGATGATTATAGCCAAATCCGTATTGTCTATTGGATTGAATAAAAAAGAGGTGTGTCTATGAGTAATTATTGTGCTTATGAAAAAGTGTATTCTGGAACGATTTATGAGCCGCCTGAGAGGGAGTGTTTGCTCGATCAAGATTATGATTGCGAATATTGTCCATATCGTTACTCAATAGATGATTACGAAGGAGATAAAATAGATATGGAATATGACAATATTGAAAATTCCTATTGATTTTTTTTAAAATATTTATTATAATAATATATATAAAAAAGAAAGGGGCAATTTATGTGGTATTGGCAATATACTGTTGTTATTATAGATAGTGACGAAGATTATAAAAAAAGAATTGTAAATGGTATTGTCTATGCGGAAGATAAAATGGCTTCAGCTGTAGAAGAACTTGAAAATTATTATGGTGAAGAGTTGTGTGAAATTCATATGTTAAAATGCATTACAGATGGACCTGTTTTTGAATTCGAATATATTAATGAAGATACTGATTTTGATTATGAATTTATCAGAAAGGTGATCTAATATGAAATTTGCGGAAATGATGTTTTATGCGGAGGCAGAAGGTTTATTACCCACTAGGGCTGGTAAAATTAATGCAGTCATTGCCGCAATTAAAAACTATCCGTCTCCTGAGATTGATTTTTTAAATTTTGAAAAAATCTTAAATAATTATGGTTTAACTTATAAAGATTTAACTGATCGAGAAATTAGATATATCAATGCTAGTATTCGATAAAAGTTGCGATAAAAAGACCGCCGCTTGAAAAATTTAAAAATTTTTGATATAATAAATACATAAGATAAAGAAAGCAAGTTATTAAAAAAGGAGAACTAAATATGGAAAACACTACTAAGAAAACTAAAGCTATGTATTTTGCAGAACTTCGTGAAATGGTAATTGCTGTTGTAGAAGATCAGGATGAACAGAATGAACTTGTTGAGTTTATTGATAAACAGGTGGAGACTCTTGAGAAGCGAAAGGCCGATGCAGCCAAGAGAGCTGAAAAGAAGAGAGCTGAATCGGATGCTTTGACAGACGCTATCCTGGGAATGATTGGAGAAGATCTCATCACTGTTGATGAAATTGTTATTGAACTTGATGACGAAAATGTCACTCGTAATAAAGTAACCGCCAGATTGGGAAAACTTGTTAAAGCAGGTTTGATCGAAAAAGATTCTGTTAAGGTTGATGGGAAGAAGAGAATGGCATATCGTCTTCCTGGAGTAACAAATGAAAATAATGAAGATTGATTTTATTTAAAAATAAAAATAAATAAAAAAGGGGAGATAAAACATCTCCCTTTTTTGCATAGGAGAATTTAAATGTTTTGTTTACAATATTACCCTTCTTAGAAATATTTACAAGAAGCAGATGAATTAAAAATTAAATATCGTCCCGCAGATAGAACATTAGAAGAGTTTTTAAAAACTTATCAAAATAAAATAATAATTATTGATGTTACTAATAATTTTGAAGAAATAGATGCAAAATTATTAAAAGAATTATTTAATAAATATAAAAATTTAAAAGTAATTATTGATTTTTGTAACAAAGACCACTTATTAAGAGTGCAACAATATGAAATTCCTTATTTTTTTATAAATCCTGTTACAACAATAGATCAATTATATGGATTAATCTTATATCATCCTACTGATATGTATATTTGTGAAGAATTAGGATTTTATTTAGATAAAATTAGTGCAATATTACATAAAAATAATATTAAAATAAGAGTTTTTCCCAATATTTGTCAATCTAGTTTTATAGAAACACCCAGTTTGAAAACTTTTTTTATTAGACCTGAAGATATTTCTATATATGCAAATTTTGTTGATGTTTTTGAATTATTAACAGATAAAGATAAACAACAAATTTTATTTAAAATTTATAAACAAGAGAAATGGACTGGAAAACTAAAAGATATTATTCCAACTTTTAAAGGGGATTTGGATAGCCGTTATTTATTAGGAAATTTTGGCGCTATTAGAGCTAAATGCGGGAAGCGTTGTTTATATAAGCCAGGAACCTGTACTATCTGTGATCGTTTTAATGAAGTTGCAGACACTTTTAAAAATAATAAGATCATAATTCAAAAAGCAAGTAAGAAAAATTGATTTATTTAAAAAATTTTGATATAATATTTATATAAAGTAAAGGAGAAATAAAAATATGGCGGCAAAAGGAAGTATTTTGAAACAAGAAATCGCTGAAAAAATCCTCGCAGCTTTTCCTGGAAGTTTTTTGTACAACGATGGAAAGGAAATCCGTATTAATGGGATTGAAGAAAATCTGCCACTACAAATCAAGGTAACATTAACTTGTGCAAAAGTTGCGGTTGAAGGGGGAGAAGATACTGCATTACCAGGTGAAAAAACTGCGGCAACCGCAGGTGTAAAACCGACTGGGACGAGTGAAAAGGTTCCTCAGGAGCCGACCGCAGAAGAGAAGGAAAGACTTACTACTTTGTTAAATAAATTAGGATTATAAATTATGTTCAATAGTGGAATAAATAAAGATATTCATTATAGAGTTATTTTATATGATGACCACGGAGAAGTAATTGAGGATACTACAATTATAGGCCAAGATAATGCTTATAATTATGGAGAAAAAAGAGCTTTAGAATTAGGAAAAAGAAAAACAGATTTTACTGTAAAAGTTTGTTAAGGAGATAATTATGGGAGCGGGAGTTCATATTTATCAAATGACTTGTTGGGAATCAGCAGGACGCTGGCACGTCAATGATGTAAAAAATTTAAGTGGGCGTTCAGCAAAATGGTACACTCCCATGCGTATTTTAGATATATCTGTTGAAGAATATGTAGATCTTTTATTAAATACATTTCATGCAAAAGGAATGTATTATTATGCTCCTACAGATTATTTAGCTTTTTACTTCTTAAAAGAAAAAGATGCAAAAGCATTTTGTTCATATATAAATAAAAAAGCTAAATTAAAAAACTACTGTTGTTTATAAAAGGAGCCTTAGTTCAGTGGTTAGAGCACGTGTCTCATAAACACATGATATTGGTTCGATTCCAATAGGCTCCATTGAGGAATTATTATGAATCTTTTATATCATTTAGCATGGGGAACAGCTCCTCACTATGAATATAGAAAAGATCCTGTCCCATACACAAGAAAAATTAAAGGCGGTCCACACTGGTCTTCTCCACATACTGTAAAAATTAAAAAATTATATTCAATTCCAGAATATAAATGTTTTAATAGGGGGAGTATTAAAAAGCTCCCTTCATGGTGGGATGACCGCAGTAGAGATATTCAAAAATGTTGGAAAAAACAACGAAAAGTACGTCATCAATGGCAAAAAAAATAAAAATTAACAGGTCAAAGTTAGATAAATAAATAACTTAGTTTTTTATTTATATTAGATTTCTAAAGGATAATTTGATTTTTTTAAAAAATTTTAGTATAATATATATACAATCCTTAAAGAAGTTTAAAATCTTTGTGGGGATCGAGCCAAGCGCCGCCTCCCGCAAAGATAAAAATAAGTTTGATTTTAATAAAAATTTTTGATATAATATATATGTAAGATAAATAAA